GACCAGCGGTTCGACAAGCTCAATGACAAGCTGGACGCTTTTGTGAAGGAGCAACGAAGTGCCCTCAGTTAGCGCGAAGCAGAAGAAATTGATGGATGCAGCGGCGCACAACCGCTCATTCGCCAAAAAGGTTGGCATCTCTCAAAAAGTTGCCAAAGAATTTAGTGCGGCCAGCAAAGGCCAAAAATTCAGGAAAGGCGGTGACGCTATGAAGAATTGTTACGCAAAAGGCGGTTTGGCCAAACGCGGTGAAGGCATCGCCAAAAAAGGTTTTGCTTCCGGCGGTATGGTCGGTGCTTCTTCTCAATCACAAGGCAAGATGCTGAGCGAGCCTGTCAAGAAGACCGTTCCCGGTGACACCGTTCAAGTTCGCGGCGTAGGCGCTGCGCGTGCTCGTACAGCCAAGATCTATTAAGCCATGACCACTTCGGGCGTAGCCGATTTCGACCTGCAATTCGACGACATGATCGCCGAAGCGTATGAGCGCTGCGGTATTGAAGCTCGCGACGGCTACGACATGAAGACAGCGATGCGTTCGCTCAACCTCATGTTTGCAGAATGGGGCAACCGAGGCCTCAACCTGTGGACGATTGAGCAGCGGCAGCAGGCTTTGACGGCGGGCGTGTACGAGTACAACCTGCCCTCAGACACGATCAACGCACTGTCAGCGGTCATTCGTACAAATGCAGGCTTGCCAACACAGCAAGACATCACGATTGATCGCATCAGCCGTGCTGAATGGCTGCACATCCCAAACAAAAACACCCAATCGCGCCCTGCACAGTACTATGTGCAGCGTTCGGTGCCCACCACGGTGTATTTGTATCCCTCCCCTGATGCTACGCAGCAGTGGACCTTTGTGTACTACGCCATCCGTCGCATTGAAAATGCAGGCACTTACACGGACACTGCAGACATCGTGTTCCGTTTCTTGCCTGCTTTGACAGCGGGCTTGGCCTTTCACTTGTCGGTCAAAAAAGCCCCTGATCGCACGATGATGCTCAAGCAGCTCTACGAAGAAGAGTTTGCACGCGCAGCAACTGAGGATCGGGATACGGCCAGCGTCTTCTTGGTCCCAACTTACACGCAGAGGTAAGCATGGGCGCAGGGTACGCATCCGGCAAATTTGCGATAGCGCTGTGCGATCAATGCGGACAGCGCTTTAAGCTATTGCAGCTCATCAAAGATTGGAAGGGCTTCAAGGTTTGCAGCGAGTGCTACGAACCAAAGCACCCTCAGTTAGAGCCAAAGCGCAACATCACTGAGCCCCAAGCTTTGTATCAGCCGCGCCCTGAAAAACGCATGGCGGTGACGGTCTATGTGGGTGAAACATCTGACACATCCTTCGCGAGCGTTGGTATGATGCCTATGCCGCCCGCCAAACAATTAGCCGCAGCGGGAGTGTTGTCTCCTGTCACAACGAGTATCACATGAACTACGCAGAACTCACCGCCGCCATTCAAGAGTACACCGAGAATACCTTCACGGTTACTGAGCTGCAGACTTTTGTGGAGCAGGCTGAGCAACGCATCTACAACTCGGTGCAGCTGGCCAACTTGCGCAAGAATGTGGAAGGCGCACTGCAAGCAGGCAACAAATATTTGGCCGCACCAGACGACTTCTTGTCGGCCTACTCACTGGCCATCTACAGCTACGCAAATCCAACCGCCACGGGCACTTCTGGCGCATTCACGCTCACTGTGAGCAGCGCCTCAGGCATTGAGATTGGCCAAGCAGTTTCTGGCACTGGTATAGCACTGGGTGCTATGGTGACCTTGATCAACGGCACCACCATCACTTTGGACACAGCGCACACCGGAGCGGTCTCTGGCACCGTGGTGTTCCAAGGCGACTTCTTGTACCTCTTGAACAAGGATGTGAACTTCATCCGCGAGGTCTACCCAAATCAGTCCGCGCGCGCGAAGCCCAAGTACTACGCCATCTTTGGTCCTGTCTACAACAATGTCAACGAGCTGTCGTTCATCATGGGTCCCACCCCTGACTTGAACTACAAGGCAGAGCTGCATTACTACTACTACCCAGAGTCCATCGTGACTGCGGGCACCACATGGTTGGGCGACAACTTCAGCTCTGCGCTGTTGTATGGCTCTTTGGTGGAAGCCTACACCTTCATGAAGGGTGAGCAGGACATGATGGTGTTGTACGACAACAAGTACAAAGAGGCACTTGCATTGCTCCAGAACTTGGGCGACGGCAAGCAGCGTGGCGATGCCTACCGCGATGGGCAAATCAAGATCCCAGCGAGGTAATCCATGTTTGTTGCAGGTCTCACCCAATCATTCAAAGAGCAGCTTCTGTTGGCTGTTCACGATTTCGACAACGATGTTTTTAAGATTGCTTTGTATGGACCAGACGCGATCCTAAACAGCAGCACGACTGTCTACACGACCACAGGTGAAGTGACTAGCGCAGGCTACACCGCAGGCGGTGAAGTACTGCTGAACGCCACTGTGAATGCGGGCAACGACACGGGTTATGTGTCGTTTGACAACCCAACATGGTATGGCACGACCTTCACTGTGCGTGGGGCCCTCATCTACAATTACACCAAGGCAAATAAGGCGGTTGGTGTACTCAATTTCGGCCTAAATCAGACGACTTTGACGCAGGATTTCCGGATTCAGTTCCCATACAACAACCCAGAAACCGCGATCATTCGCATCGTTTAAGGAGAAGGAATGCTAGTCAACACAACAAAAGGCGAAATGGACGACTCCCTGCTTGAGAAAAAAGAGGGGATGATCGACAATGAGAATGAAACAACCCGCTGGGTCGAGTATTGGTTGGATGGCGAACTTGTTCACCGTTCTGTCGACATGACGCTCAAGCGCTTTACCGTGACGGGCGAGCCCGTAGCAGCTTCTTTGTAAGGAAAATCAAATGGCAAACACCCAAGCTATGTGCACCTCGTTCAAGGGCGAAATCTTGACCGCGACCCACAATTTCGGCACCGCTCCTGTTCGTGCTTCAGGCACTGCAGACACATTCAAAGCAGCGTTGTATTTGGCCTCGGCCACTGTGAACGCTTCGACCACTGCTTACAGCAGCACTGGCGAAGTGACCGGCACAAACTACAGCGCAGGCGGCGTGAACGTGACCAACGCAACTGCTCCTACAACCAGCGGCACTACCGCATACTGGACCCCATCGGCCAGCATCGTGTACACCAACGTGACCCTGTCTACCGCTTTTGATGCCGTGTTGATCTACAACTCAACTCAAAGCAACAAATCAGTGAGCGTTCACACCTTTGGTTCGCAGACCGTTACTGCTGGCACATTCACCTTGACTATGCCAACAAACGATGCGACCAACGGCTTGATTCGTATCGCTTAATAAGGAGCCCACATGTTTGGGCTTTCCGCATTTTCTGATGCGCCGTTCAGCGCGCTCGCTGGCGGGCCAGTTACCGTTGCGATTACAGGAAATGCGGCCACCGGAGCCGTAGGATCAGTCACGGAAGTCAGCGCTGTTGCGTTGACCGGAAATGCGGCTACCGGGGATGTAGGCACCGTTGCAGTCTCTTCGACTGTTGCTCTCACAGGGGTCGCCGCCACTGGTGCTGTCGGCACCGTCACACCATCGTCCTCTGAGCAAGAAGAAGGCACATCCGCTACCGGTGAGGTAGGCAACACAGGCGTTGCCAGTTCTGTTGCTATCACAGGCGTGCAAGCCACCGGAGAGGTGGGCACTGTCATCCACGGCAAAGAAGTTGCCCTGACAGGGGTGTTTGCTACAGGTGAAGTAGGCTCCGTTGGCCATGCCAAGGATGTGGCCCTGACGGGCGTGTCTGCCACCGGCGCGGTGGACTCTGTAGGCACCGCCCGCACCGTGGCGATTACTGGTGCTTCTGCCACCGGCGAGGTAGGCAACGTGGTGCAGTCACAAAGCATTGCACTCACTGGCGTGTATGGCAGCGGCGATGTAGGCACCGTCACCACCAACAACTCAGTCCAAGAAGATGGCAACATTGCCACGGGCAATGTGGGCACACCGGTGGCCAACATTTCTGTGGGCATCACTGGTGTATTTGGCACAGGTGAAGTGGCAGGTGTCACACCGCGGCTGGTGATTGATGGCGTAGAGGCCACTGGCCAAGTTGGTGATGTAAGTCGCAGTCTTGTGGTGGCCATCACTGGCAACTCTGCAGAGGGCCTTGCAGGCTCAATATTGGCAGGCCCAACAGCGGGCCTCACCTCCGTCACTGCTACAGGCAGCGTGGGCGATTTGGGCAAGCAACGCACAACGCAAATTATTGGAAACATCGCCCAAGGGGTGGCAGGCAATGTTGGGGTGCTTTATTGGAGCTGGATTGATGACACGCAGTCGCCAAACTGGCAAAATATAGCCAATACGGATGACCCCGGCTGGACTCAGATCAACGATGTCCAAAACCCAAATTGGGAATTGATTGAGACATAAGGACAGACCATGGCTTTTGTATTGAAGGATAGGGTCAAAGAAACGACCACAACGACAGGAACAGGCACCATAACCCTCGCGGGCGCGGTAACTGGGTATCAGTCGTTTTCGGCTATTGGCAACACCAACAACACCTACTACACCATCGCTGGTCAGGGCACCGCGGAATGGGAAGTGGGAATTGGCACCTATACTTCGAGTGGTACAACACTTTCTCGAGACACCGTTCTCGCTTCGAGCAATTCCGGCTCGCTGGTCAACTTCTCCGCAGGCACAAAGGATGTGTTCTGTGACTACCCTGCAGGGCGCGCCGTGATCGGTGGCGAGGGGTATGTGGAGAACGCTTACACCATCAACAACAGTTCCACCGTCACCACGGGAAGCAACGCACTTAGCGTTGGTCCTTTGACCGTTGCGTCGGGTGTCAGCGTAACAGTGCCTTCTGGTTCGCGCTGGGTTGTCATCTAAGGGGCGAGGGCATAGAATGAAACAGTATAGGAGTCAACCGTGACCACAGCTTTTACCTCCTTGTTGGGCTTCGCGCTACCCGTGACGGGGGAACTCTCCGGCACATGGGGCGACGAGGTCAACAACAGCATCACTCAACTGGTAGAAGACTCAGTTGCGGGGGTTGCTTCCACTTCGGTTGCCAGCGGCAACTGGACTTTGACCACCACGGGCTCGGGTGCATCCAACCAAGCGCGCATGGCTATCCTGATCCCCACTGGCTCGCCCGGTGTGTCACGCAACATCATCGCCCCCGGCTCCAGCAAGGCGTACATCGTCATCAACCAATCTAACGCCGCGGTGGTGCTGAAGGCTTCGGCCTCCACCGGCGTGACCATCCCTTCCGGCTCCACGTTCCTGTGCGCATGGAATGGCTCTGACTTTGTGAAGGTCAGTGAGAATGTGGCCGGGTCCAACACTCAAATCCAGTTCAACAACAACGGTGTATTCGGCGCATCAGCTTTGTTGACATGGGACGGCTCTGTTTTGGCAGTAACCAGCACAGGTGCTGTGCAAGTTGCCGCGGGCACGACAGCGCAGCGCCCTGCTTCTCCTGTTGTGTCGATGATGCGATACAACAGCACCACGGGTGAGTTTGAGGGCTACAGCGGCTCCTCGCCAGCTTGGAAGTCCATCGGTGGCTCAGCACTGAGCAACGACACTTCCACCGCCTCTGATCTGTATCCAACATTCGCTGCTGCTACAACCGGCACGGCTTTGAATTTGTACACCAGCAACGCAAAGCTGCTATACAAACCAAGCACGGGTGAACTCAAGGCCTCTGCTGTGGTGGCTACGAATGGCATCATGGTGAACTCATCGGAAGTCGCGGCAGACTACACAATTGCAACAGGCACAAACGGTTTTTCTGTTGGTCCAATAACTGTAGATGACGGCGTGACCGTTACAGTTGCTTCTGGCCAGCAATGGATCGTCATTTAAGGAAAGCTCATGTCAACGATCAGCGCATCAACCACTACCACCACCGCATATAAAGTTACTGCGGACACCACAGGCACATTGGTGCTTCAGACAGGCTCGACACCAACTACTGCGGTGACGATTGACGCTTCGCAGAATGTCGGCGTGGGGACTGCTTCACCTCTTGGTCTGTTAGATGTTGCATCAAGTTCAACAACTCTTGCAAGAGTGCGATCAACTACCGGAACGACGGCTGGTTCTATGTATCAAAACAGCGCCAGCGGAACAACATCTACTGATGGTCTTTTTGTTGGTATTGATGGCTCACTTCAAGGTTACCTGTACAACTACGAAAACGCGCCGTTAATCTTTGGAACCAACAACGCAACACGGATGTTGCTCGATACTAGTGGAAATTTGGGTGTTGGCACTACAAACCCATTGGCTCAAATACACATTAACGGTAGTTCAGACAGCTACTTTAATGCGGGCTTAAGAGTCAACCGTTCCGCAACTCCGGGTCAGTACGGAACTGTTAACTACGCAAATGGCACCTTTACCCTTACTGCTACTGATACAGCACTATCAGCACCATCCATAGCATTTAGAACCAGTACAGACGGCTCAACATCAACAGAACGCGCCCGTATCAACTCAAGCGGCTACTTTATTGCTTCTGGAAACACGACTGGATACACAGGCTCTGCTGCTCATGTTTTTGCGTACAACACAAACCAAGGCGATAGGCTGCTTCAAATCCTCACCGGAAATTATGGTGGGCAAAACATTGTTCAGATTTACGGCGTTACATCTGAAGCAGGCATTAACGCTGGCGGCACAGCAATGGGCGTTTCAAAGAATGGCGGTACAAACCGTTCAATCAATGCCGCTGGAACCATCAACGCCTCTGGAGCTGACTACGCTGAATACATGACCAAGGCTGGCGACTTCACAATCGCCAAAGGTGATGTGGTTGGCATTGACGCAGAAGGCAAGCTGACTAATGTGTTTGCTGATGCAGTTTCATTTGTTGTGAAATCAACAGACCCCTCTTATGTTGGTGGCGACTCATGGGGTAGCGAAGCGGCTATTGGAGTCAACCGTCCTGAGAAGCCGCTTGACGATGCTGATGACGAAGTAAAAGCCCAGTACGAAACTGACAAAGCCGCATTTGAGGCTGCGTTAGAAGCTGCTCGTCAATTGGTAGACCGTATTGCTTTCTCAGGTCAAGTACCCGTCAATGTCACAGGTGCAACTGCTGGCCAGTACATCATCCCCGTAAACGACAATGGCTCAATCAAAGGTGAAGCCGTGAGTAACCCAACATTCGAACAGTATCAACAAGCGGTCGGCAAAGTCATTGCAATCGAACAAGACGGTCGCGCACGCATTATCGTAAAGGTGGCTTAAATGAACGAACTAACAACCCAAGAGCAA